TGGTGAAAAAGCCATAGAGTTTGTGGGAGATAACATTGAAATCGTAAACGAGACTGTATACACTGTTGCCGAACCATCTTTGGAATACAAAGAGCTTGTCAAACCAATTACAGAAATCGAAATCTCAAAAGAAGATGCAGAATTAATTTCTTCATTTTATTTAGAATTATCTGATGTAATTCTTAAAGATGACTCTATAATAGAGTATACAGAACAGTTTAGAAACTTAAATACTTTCGCTGGCATCTTACATTTCAACTCTTCACTTCTAGGAAAGTATGAATATCTTGGCGAAAAAATAGACACGGCAATCGCTGAAGCAATCGGAAAACAAAATGTTAGCTTCGACGAAGATAAAAGAAATGATTTAGTTGAAGTATTAAATGCGATAGCTTGGAGTGTCACTCAATGATTGTCAATAAAATTTTAGATATCCTTCTTGACAAATACGATATCGAAAAAGAAGATATTGATAAGGTCAAGAAAATGTTAGACAAAGTTACCTTCACAAAAAGAGATGGCAAAGATGTAATGGTCATCAGTATAGGCGAAGGAATTGAACTATCTATAGTTCAGAAAAAAGAAGAATAATAAATCAATTTAATTTTACAACAATGAGGAATATTTAATGTCTTTGAAGTCTTTAATGGATTATACATTTGTTAGTAAGTATGCGCGTTGGATTCCTGAAAAGAAAAGACGAGAAACTTGGAACGAGGCAGTAGACAGAGTTAAGCAAATGATGCTTGACAAATATGTGATAGATCAAGACTGTCAAACCCCAGAAGAAATGGAGATGGTAGAGGAAATCAGAACCGAGATCGAGTGGGCGTATGAACAAATGCGCAAGAAGCGCGTCCTTGGATCACAGCGCGCCCTACAGTTTGGTGGATCGCCAATTTTCAAGCACAATGCTCGTATGTATAATTGTATTGTGTCGTACTGCGACCGTGTAAGATTCTTCCAAGAATGTATGTATCTACTTCTGTGTGGTTGTGGTACTGGATTTTCCGTACAAAAACACCATATTGAAAAACTACCAGACCTTCTACCAAAAAAGGAAGGCAGTAAAAAATATGTCATTCCAGATACTATTGAAGGATGGAGTGACGCTGTAGGCATTTTGGTGTCGAGTTACTTTGACCAATACCTACAAGATGAACTATTTAGTGAATACTCTGGCAAGTCTGTTAATTTTGATTACAGTCAGATTCGACCTGCTGGATCTTATCTAAAGTCCAGTGGCGGCAAAGCTCCCGGCCCGGAACCTCTACGTAATGCTCTAACAAACATTAGAAAAATTCTAGATAAGGCAGTTAAAGATGGACAGAAAAAGCTCAAGCCTATCCAAGCTTATGATATTATTATGCACACCGCTGATGCTGTTATATCTGGTGGCGTTCGTCGCTCTGCTACCATTTGTGTATTTAGTCCTGACGATAACGAAATGGCAAGGGCTAAAACAGGAACTTGGTTCATTGACAATCCCCAACGAGGAAGATCAAACAATTCTGCACTACTTGTACGAGATGAAACAACAAAAGAACAATTTGCAGAACTAATGAACTCTGTTAAAGAGTTTGGCGAGCCGGGATTTGTGTGGGCAGACAGCACAGAACTTCTGGTAAATCCATGTGTTGAAATTGGCATGTGGCCTGTATGTGAGGAAACTGGTGAATCTGGATGGCAGGCATGTAACCTATCAACTATTAACTGCTCAAAAGTAAAAACAGAACAAGACTTCTTTGATGCTTGCCGTGCCGCTACAATCATTGGTACACTACAGGCGGGTTTCTCGGAGTTTGAATATCTCGGTGGCGCGTCAGAGCGAATCATCGCAAGAGAAGCTCTACTTGGCGTTAGTATGACGGGGATGATGGAGAACGCAGAAGTTTGTCTCGATCCTTCATCTCAAAAGCGCGGCGCTAACATTGTAAAGAAAACAAACGCTAGAATGGCAGAACTGCTGGGTATTCGCCAAGCAGCAAGAACCACATGTATTAAACCAGAAGGAACATCAAGTTGTATTCTTGGAACCTCTAGCGGTATTCACCCGCACCATGCGAAACGATATATCCGCCGAGTCCAAGCAAACAAAATGGAACCCATTTATAATTATTTTAGAACACAAAACCCAAGAGCGTGTGAAGAAAGTGTTTGGAGTAATAATGATAGTGATGACGTTGTGTCTTTCTGTGTAGAAGTTAAGGACGGCGGCAAAACTAAAAACCAAGTGAGCGCACTACAGTTGTTGGACTATGTAAAATCTACACAACAAAGCTGGGTTCTCAATGGTACAAATCCAGAATTATGTACTCAACCTTGGTTAAATCATAATGTAAGTAATACTATTAATGTTAAACCAGATGAATGGGATGAAGTAGAAAAATATATTTATAAGAACAGAAAATACTTTTGTGGTATTTCATTGCTTCCTATCTCTGGCGATAAAGATTTTCCACAGGCACCATTTACTACGGTTTATCTGCCAAGCGAACAGGTCGCACACTACGGCGATGCCTCTATCTTTGTGAGTGGACTTATTGAGGTCGCACTTACTTTATGGGAGGACAACCTCTGGGCGGCGTGTGATAGTCTACTTGGGTTTGGCGAGAAGATTAAAGGCAACGGAAAGAAAGAGTGGAAAGATCGCTGTGAAAGATTTGCTGAAAAATACTTCGCAGGAGACCTAAAACAGTTGACATATTGTATGAAAGATGTATATAATTGGAAAGAGTGGGTCGATCTTAACAGAGAATATCAAGATGTGGATTTTACAAATGTTATCGAAGAAACAAATAATGTTAAGCCAGAACAAGAGTGGGCTTGCTCTGGTGGAAAATGTGAAGTAATTTAAGGAATAAAAAATGGAAGGTAATACAAACAAAAACGTGCCGCCGTTTCCGGTATGGCAAAACTCTTGTTGCAGACATGAGACGGTAGTAACTTCTCTGCCAATGGGCATGAAGCCTTACGCTGGTCCTGAATTAAAAGTTAAGAAACTGGCCCCAGAAGCAATCATTCCAACAAAAGCAAATAAAACAGATGCGGGCTATGACCTATATGCCTTAGAAGATGTAGAGATTCCGGCGATCAATCATAGGTTGATTAAGACTGGTATTTCTATGGCGATTCCTGAAGGGTATGTTGGCCTTATCTGGCCGCGCTCCGGCCTCGCTTATAAAAGCGGGCTAGATGTATTTGCTGGCGTTATTGACGCTGGCTATAGGGGCGATGTAGGAGTCATTCTATACAACTCAAGAGTTAATAATCATTACCAAGTAAAAAAGGGAGACAGAATCGCACAGATACTTTTTCAAAAAGTAAAAACCTTTAACCTTGTTGAAGTAGACGACCTTGATGTTTCTCAAAGGGGTGAAGGCGGATTCGGAAGTACGGGGAGCTAAAATGGCTGGTTCTTTTTTTACAAAACCAAATGATAGAATAGCTTACTATTGTCAAGCCGTATATGTTTACCAAAAGAATGAACAAATACCAACCGAATCTAATGAAAACTATAATCCTATAGTGGAAGCAGATCCTATTTTAGGAACTACAGGCATAAAGTTTCTTCATGGTGTTCAATCTATAGGTCTATCCAATAACCATGTAACCACCGCTTTATATGACGAAGGTAGACAGCAGCAACAGCTGATTAGATATGGGCAAAATGAATTTGAAATTGTTATAGAAAGGGTTTTAGATTTTGACCATAATATGTTCTACTTTGTTAAAGAAGGTAATTATTCTTCAGATTACCAAAGTTCTCACATACTGAGGCCCGACAACTTTGGGTCTAAGGGTAGTCCAGACCCAGACTATGATAATAATTGTTTAAGAAATTTCGATATAACCATACTGTATTCACCAGATAAGTTTAGTAAGTTAGGCGGCGCCGTAGATCGGCCAGCAGAAGGAACGCTTTACTATGCTGGTAATTCGTCAGATGATATCGAGCCGCACTACGATGGAGACAGGCCGACTGGTGATGATCCGGCAGATCATGAGCTAGAATATTATGTAGACGCAGCTAAACCTGCTGGACCATCTGATAACACTGATGATACCAAGGTTATTTCGATCACCTATAGAAATTGTTTAATATCCAACATTAGTTACGATATAAATATTAACGGAGGAGTGAGAGAAACAACAACGCTTATTTCAAAAATATTAGTTCATAACGATGCATACGATGATATTACTGCGTATCCTCCAGCTAGAACATTTTTTGAAACAAGAGAAGATTCATCTGGAAACACCGAAACAAAATACGCCATTACTGACGGAGGCGGAAATGTAACTGGTTTTCAGTGGGGTAGCGGTCTTGGTGGCTTACCAGTAAAAAGCGACGGAAAGGAGTCTATTATTGTCAGAAGGCATCATTTTGATTTTCTTTTTGATGATGTTGATAGCTATAGCCTTTTACCATTAGAAGTCAGGAATCTTTTTGATCATTCGGAAGCAAACCCAGCAATAGAACCAGTTTTAGATAATAAATATTTACATAAAAATAAAGAGTTGGCTTTAACTTCTATACAAATTGATCTAAGCTTTGAATACACAGAATTGGAAAATATTGGACAGTGGTCAGGTTCTGTTAAGGGTAAAGAGCGGCTCTTAAATAACCAGAAATATTTAAATCTACCTGTAGATATTACATGCAGTTTTACCGGGCGTTTAAGACAGGGTATTCCTTATGCAAACTTTTTAAGTGGGGGTCAGAATTTTTTAAACAATCAAGATAATATTTACTCAGAGGCTCTAGGTGGCGATTTGCCTAATCAAATGCTTTCAAACAGAGAAATAATGCTGGTCGCCAAGTCTAAAGATTTAAATTCTGGAAGCGAGACGGAAAGATTTTTTGTTTGGGATCTAGGAAAAAGAAACCATTTGGTAGACATATCTTATTCTGGAGGTGACACATCTGGGTCACATGCAGAAGCTACTTTAAGATATAAAAATAATTTTAATGACGCGGTATTAACAAAATCGAATACGGTTCACGATATTGCAATTCCAACGGAGATCTATTAAATATGTAGACTCTCTAACACTTCCTTATTAAGGGTCATAAATGAAAAACAAATCTTCAAATCAGTACAGATCTAAAAAAAATCAACCTGAAAGAGTGAAGATAGTACAAGGAAAAACGGATAATCAATTAAACTATATCAGATCAATCATAGAGAACGACATAATATTTTGCACGGGGCCTAGCGGCTGCGGCAAATCTTTCATTGCTTCTGGTATAGCTGCACAAAAGCTACACAACGAACAGACAGACAATATTATTATCACTAGACCTCTAGTATGTTCTGGTAAAGAAATAGGATCGCTGCCGGGAGAGCTAAATGAAAAAATATCACCCTATCTTCTGCCGATGAAAGAGAACATGAAACATTTCTTGGGGCGAGCTTATTATGGTCAATATGAAAATGAAAATAGGATTAAGTATTTACCGCTAGAGGTTATGAGAGGAAGCACATTTAACGATTCGTATATGATCTTGGACGAAGCTCAAAATTGTAGCCTAGACCAGATCAAAATGTTTATCACCAGAATGGGTGAGAACTCGAAAGTTCTTATAAATGGAGATATCAAACAAACAGACATAAGAGGAAGTAGCGGGCTTGCTGAATGTATTCATAAATTAAGAGGCGTAGAAGGTGTCGCGGTGTGCGAATTAGACCGAAGCGACATACAAAGAAATGGAATATTAGGAAGAATACTAAATGCTCTAGAAAATTAGTGCGCATTTAGATAAGACTGGATATAATAGAGGGCGGTAACTTACCGCCTTCTTTACTTATATGGAGAAAACGATGCCGACTTACGATTTTGAATGTGAACCATGCGCTTATTATACTGAAATTTTTCAGAATATTCATGAGCCAGACACTCATCAGTGTCCTATCTGTGAGCAAGAAACATTGAAAAAGGTTTTTATTAACAGTCCTATGGTGTCTATTCGCGGAGAACCAAAAACGATTGGTCATTTAGCAGACAGGAATACTCAGAAAATGGGCAAGTATGAAAAGCAAGATAGGGACAGAGACGCCAATGTAGAACTACATAAGAAAAACAAACAAGTCTCCGCTCAAAGAAATAGAATAAACAAGATGACACAGCAGCAAAGAATCAAATGGATAAAGGAGGGTGACTGATGGATATATTAACAACAGCTAAACAAAATAGTATACCAAGATCTAGTTGTCCGCATCATGCAACCGTAACCATGAAGATAGACGTTAGAAGAATGTTAGACAATGGATATCTGGACAACATGGTTCTTGGAAATGACGCTTTAGGCAAGTATGGTATTAGCAACAAATTGCAGATATGTACTTCCGGCGTAACCGAAGCAGACTGTATAAAAAATTTAATTAAAATGTTGGAGAAGATGAATGGCGAAGAACAATGAAGACCTTTTCATTTCTAAGATGAATAAGGATATAGAAGTTTATGAGGAAAAAATCTTGAGAAACTTCTATGACAAGAATGGTCAAATCACGCAAGACGAAACAAAGTCAATAGCCAAAATGTGTTACGATGAACGGAGGGGTGAAGCTACAGCGTTTTACTATATCAGAATGTATAGAGGGGAATTACTTGATCCTCACGCGATTGATAAAAATATCTCCAGTCTCAATAGGGCGGCATTTAAAGAAAAGAAAGTAAGCAAGAACTGCTTTGAAGGATATATCAAGTATCTAAAAACTAAAAACAGATTGTATTTTACTAGGTCTCGAAGATTATCAATGGAGAATTAAATGAAGAAGGGTCCACTTTCCAATAAAGAAAAAGAGTTCGTACAAGAAAACTATCTCGACATGACCGTTAAAGAGTTGTGCGCCAAAATGGATAGATCTAAAAGTATCGTGCAAAAATATGTCTCCGGCCTAAGTTTTAAAAGGTCAGAAGAACCTGTTACTGAAACAGAGCCTGCTTCAACAGTGCCTAGTTCTGGTGCTGGAAGAATGTTCGCAAGAAACAAAGAGCGTGGAGCAACAATCATGACAGAGGCGGCCTCCGCAAGAGGGGACGAGTCTAAGTCTAAGCCTAGACCGCCAAAACGATATAGGAATATTATTCACACAATTAAAGAGGATTAATATGATCTGTACACAAAGAGATCAATATATGAAGAAGCTTATTAGGCAGGACTTGTCTATAAGCTGGATCATCACTTTAACTGATGGAACTGTTGTCTACGGAGATTATGAGAGACCCGATCACGACAATCCTTGGAATCGCCTAAGAAAGCACTGCAAGGAAAATAAAGCAGACATCAGAAAGATTGAACTCCACATGCTTGGTACTCCAAAGCTTGTTTTTTTTGAAGACGAAAACGGTCTGGATGGAATAATGGTCATGAGAGGCGTTGGAAAAGAACAGTCTATGACTGGAGACCATACGCAATCATACCAAACATTAACCGTAGGTCTACTAAATGAAGATTGTTCTGCTGTAGATGTTAAGAAATACACTTGGCCGATCAATGAATTTGAAGAGTTTCATCAGAAAAGATCTGTTACAAAACAAAACGTAGAATACATGATTTTCAAAAATGAATCAGAAAAAATCAAGCATCCAAAAATACAAGAGTTTATCAACGGGGCAACCGTGTAACGCTGCACAATATTGTGCAGAGCTTGTATGTCTTAGAAAAAGAGAAAGAGAAAACAAGGGCAGCCTTGAGTTTAAGTTTTGGAATAAATCTCAAAAAGAACAGTACCAAACCAATATTAGGGTTGCCAATCTTCTCATTAAAAGATATGATGAGAAGTCGTTGTTACGATACTTAAAAACAAACGGCAAGAATATCTACTCACTTGGGTTTCTGCATAAATCTAAAAAGTTTGTTCTACCGCTCGATTTTGTCGAAGAGGGTGTGAAAAAATGTTTTGAAGATTTACAAAAGCAGCCAGAAAAGATCAAGCAAGTAGAAGAGAAAGGCCCGCTTGTGTTTAAACCTAAGAAACAAAAGAAGAAGAATAATACTCTATTTTCAAAATTAAGGAATATAGATGGCAAAGACAAAAAAGAAGGGTCGTGAATATCTTGATTCTCACATCAAGAAGTACGGCAATATCATTAAAACTGGCACAGAGGTCTTAAAAGAGAAAAGCGATTATAAGGTTATCTCGATCAGTCCCGCAATTGATATAGCTCTTGGCGGTGGTATCAGAGAGGGGTGCTGGCTTACACTCACCGGAGACCCCAAGAGCGGAAAGACGACTACAGCAATGCAGATTGCTTCAAATTGCCAAAAGGAGGGGAGGCCGATTATTTATTTGGACGCAGAGGGACGCTTGAAAGACATGAACTTTCAAGTCGAAGACTTTGATCCAGAAAAGATTGAGGTTATTGGGCCAGAAGATAAACCACTACCAGCAGAAGATCTTTTAGATATGGCTTATAAACTTATGAGCGATCCAGAATATCATGGGGCGGTACTTATTATCGACTCTATTTCTTCGCTTATTCCACAAAAAGAACTAGATGGAGACTTTACCCCCGGACGGGCTGGACTTCCAAAAATTTTGTCCATCTTCACAAAGAAGATAGGACAGCTTCTACCAAGACAAAGGGGATTAGTAATAGCTATCACTCATTATATTGCTAATACGGCAGGATATGGAAAAGCAAAATTGTCTGATGGAGGAACCAAGATTCAATATCAAGCAGATACTAGAATGGAAATCGCTGGAGGAGAAAAGGTTTCAGCCGTTAAAGCTTGGGAAGACAGTGCCAAAAATAGAATTGGTCAAGTCGTTAACTGGAAGATTATTTGTTCTTCTATGGGGCCGCCCGGAGGACAGGTTCAAAGCTACATCAGGTATGGTCACGGTATTGATAGCGTGCAAGAAATCCTTGAGCTTGCAACCGACTTAGGATTCATAGACAAGTCCGCATCTTGGTTCTCGTGTCCGTTTTTTCAGATAGAGAAAGAATTAGCTAAAAAAATCAAGCCTGATCTTGATACTGATAATGATGAAGCAATTATAAAAGCTTTTAAATTTCAGGGTCAGGACAAGTTGTACAACTTTATCAAAGATAATCCTGAGATTATTACAACCCTACAGAGACTAATAAAAGAGGCTCTTTGTTGAAAATTATAGGATTAGACGGTTTAGAATACGGTTGGACCCCTAAAGAAGGCGGAGGTAAAAGGTCTAAGCTGCATCAAAAGGCTAGAGATGTGCTTGACCTTTGCTTTCCGCATGATACAATTCTGGAGGAGGTTTCACTTCCCGGAACTAGGACGTTAAAGAATCAATGTCTACGTGCAGATTTCTACGTACCGAATAGATTATTAATAGTAGAGGTTCACGGCGAACAGCATTTTAAATTTAATGCTTTCCATTATCGAGACAAGCTTGCATTTTTTAAAGCCAAGGCCAGAGATAGAAATAAGTCTGAGTGGTGCAAAATTAATGAAATAAGACTTGTAGAATTTAATTACAACGAGGACGCAGATGAGTGGAGAAGAAAAATTAAATGATTTCTTGGAAGCTGTTGATAATTGGTTGAACTGTAAACACTTGGCAAGAGTTGATGCTCCAGATGATGTTGGAGAAATAATTAATGCAAGACCAGAAGATATCAACATATGGAACTCAGAAAAATGCAATACTTCCGCCTATAGGCTTTACGCTTATGCTGAATATATAGAGTGCGAATTAGCTAAAGAAAAAAACATTTTACATTGGTCAGATTCGTCTATATGGTTTATAATAAGTCCTAAGCTTAGTCAGTATGGCGGACAATACGCTAAATGGCAAGAGAAGTATTTTGCAGCGGTAGAAGAAAACCCTCTAGCTAAACAAATATTGGTGATTAAGAATCATGCAGAAGCTAGGGTAAGATTACTAGAAGGTAAGAGTGATAGAATTATAAAAATGGCAGAGACTTTAAATAATTTGGCGAGGAGAAAGTAATGAGCAAAGAAGTGTTTGATCAGCTATTGAAAAGGATAGAAGTCATGACCACCGATGAGAAAGTAGACTTGCTTCAAGATCTGCTAAATAGTTTGATTGGAGTAGAGCCTCCAAAGATTAAAAGTGTTGTAAAAACGGAGTCGGCGGTAATTCAAAAACAGCAGAAAGATCTTCCAGACTTCTCTATGCGTAAGTCGCAAAAACAAGAAAGATCTACAACAGATACTCCTGTAAACTTAACACCTAAATTCAACAAGTTTGAAGATGATGGCGATCATAGAGATGAGGAAAACTCTACTCCAGAAGTAGAAATTACTCCGCGATCTCGTCCCAAATTCAAGAAGGTCGCGCAAGAGTGCTATAAATGCAATAGTTCTACGCTGGTACATCCGAGTTTTGTTAGAGATTTTTACGTTTGCGATAAATGCTCAAGGAGATAGCATGAAAAACAAACTACAGGATCTTGCTTCTGAAAGGGCTGTTCTTTCTTGCTTGTGTCAGTTTGGTCTAGACGCTTACTTAGAAGTAGACTTCATTGATGAAAATCACTTCACCGATGAAATGAACCAACTTATCTTTAGCTGTATTTACAAAACAGTATCAGAGAATATGAAGGTTGAACTATCTTCTATTCTTTCTGCTGCCAATAGCTTAGGCGTTGGAGACATAGTAAATACCAAAGAAGAAATATCTTTCATAAGATCTTTGTTCAACTTTCCTATTTCTAAAGAGAACTGCCAAGCTCACGCATCAAAATTAGCCAAGCTAAAGCTTGCAAGAGACTTTAAGAAAACATTATCGTTGTGCGATAAAGATCTTAACTCCGTAACGGGAGAAGAAGATGTTATGGATCTTATATCTAAGGTTGAGTCTCCTATTCTAGATGCGACATCTGAAGTATATCAATCCTCTGGCAACAAAACCGAACTTATCGGTGACGAGATTGATGAATACATGGAATATTTGTCAGAAAACGTTTCTGACTTTGTAGGGATTCCAACGGGGTTCGACAGATACGACGAAGCAATCGGAGGAGGTTTGCGGCGCAAGTGTGTAGACCTTATTGCTGCTAGACCAAAGGTCGGTAAGTCTATGTTTGGAGATACGGTGGCTATGAATGTTGCCCGTAAAAACATACCCGTTCTAGTTCTAGACACAGAAATGTCTAAGAAAGACCACTGGAATAGAATGTTGGCTTGCCTGAGTGGAGTTGGCACCAAGGAAATCTCTACAGGTAAATTCACAGAGAACGAATTACAAAGAGAAAAGGTGTATAAGGCTGCCGAAGAGTTGAAAAGTATACCTTATCATTATATCAATATTTCTGGACAACCGTTCGAGAACATTCTTGGGATCATCAGAAAGTGGTTATATCAACATGTTGGCTTTGATGAGAATGGTGAAACCAATGATTGCGTAATTATTTATGACTATCTAAAACTTATGGACTCTAGCTCTATTAAAGCAAATGTGCAAGAGTATCAGGTTCTAGGCTTTCAAATTACAAAGCTTCACAACTTTATGGTTAAGTACGATGTTCCATGTTTGGCGTTTGTTCAGTTGAATCGTGACGGCATAACAAAAGAAAGTACAGATGTTATCTCTGGTTCTGACAGGCTTGTATGGCTGTGTACTAGCTTCTCTATCTTCAAGAGGAAATCAGACGAAGAAATTGCCGAGGACAACATAAGAAACGGCGATAGAAAGTTGGTTACGGTAGAGACTAGGCATGGAGA